GGATTCTTTGACATACTCCCAGCGTTGCTCGAAGGTCATCTTATCCCTGGCAAGGGCTTCAGCTTTGAGATCAAAGAAATCGAACACGTGGAACTTGAGCTTCAGAGGATTAGTCTTGAAAGTACTCGTGAGTTCTTCAAAGTTGAGGTTAGGGTCAAAGGCTTCACCATCAACGTATTGACCATCCTTGAGTCCCTTACCAAGAATTTTAGTTCCTGGGATGATCTTCCCAGTTCTTGAGATACCACCATCTTTGGAGACAAGTAGGCGAACACCGTCAAGTTTGGGTTGAACGTAAAATGGCTCGGAGATGTATTTCTGGCGATCTTCCCATTTGTTCGCCAACATGGGAAGCACGGTCGTAGCCTTGGTATTCGCATTCTTCCAGATAGTTTTAGCACGTTTCGTAGCACTGTCGTATCCAAGTGGAACTTCAGTCATAGACTTGGTTTCTTTGCCATTAACTTGTCCGGTCGTCTTCACTATACACCAGACCTCGTTGATTTCCTCGACGCTGATGTCAAGGTAGCGCTTCTTGTTGTTTTTATCGGTGGTAAAAATTGTATCCATTATAATAATAAAAGATATGATTCAGGTGGTAAATTATGAGAAGATGGAGCGACTTAGGGCTCCTCCGCTCACAAACGTACCTGTCAACCTGAACACGTTAAGTATTATTATAGTGATAGTGGGACTTATTTATATGTATAAAAGATATATTACTATTAAACAATCTCGTGAACAATCTCGTACTTGAGACATTCGCTAGAATCTAGGTAGACATCATGTGTCATCATTTCCTTAAACTTTGGTTTAGGAATTTTCGTTTCACTCTCGTACAAACATTTCATCATTTTCATGATTTTTTTGCACGTTTTCAATTCATCTCTCAAATCCTTATATTTACCCATAAATCCAGACGACAACTGATGAATGAGTATATGCGCATGCTTTCCAATCATTCGCTTCTTACCACCGAGAAGCATAAATGTCGCAGCACTACAGCACGTACCCTCAGCTATAGTATGAACCCTAACATTGGAACGTCTGAGTGTGTCCATGACACCCATACCAGCGTATACATCACCTCCATCACTACAAATGTGGACGGTTATAATTGGATCATAACCAGGAAGTTCGATCGCTTTCTTTCTCAAATCTATTTCTAATTTTCTGAATGTTTCTGTAAATTTTAGAATACTAGTTCTGTCTATGTCACCATAAAAATAAATGTCACACCCAACGACGCGCACGATTTCTTGGGTCTCGTCTTCACTCTCTTCGTCAGAGCTCATTTAATACATGTGTCATTTTCTTTTTAACTTTCATAACTTCACTCGTTTTCAATTTGTTATGAAGAGCTAAATGATTCATAACGTCGAAATCACCAGGTTCCAGCTTATATTTAAAACACGTCTCAAAATTACCAATTTTCGCGTACTCTCGAAGAATTTGTAATTCTTCTATACCAATTTTTGTAGTGTTTCTATTTTGAATATTTTGTATTTTTTGTAATCTCATTTTATAATTACCATACTTTGTCCAAGTACTTCCAGCTTGTAATTCATCTGGTTTTAGTAATTCACCCAGATAATGCTTGGGTATAGCTATACCGCATAAGGTATAATAAGGCATATATTCCCATTCCCCTTTGTATATACCAGCATCATACACATCAGCTAGAGATAATGACTCTGAAATTTTTTCAATATTACTCTCATTCGAATGTGGGTAATTACCATGTATAACATCTATAACATGTCCCCTTTCGTGTACAGTTTGTGAAATATCAAATGCCCCCCTATGACACAACACTTCGACGAGTATACTTTTAGACGTTTTAAAAATATCCTTTTCATCCGACTTATTAATATAATGATAAAAATCGCGAATGTTCCCAGCGCACTTATCGGATGCAAAGCGAGCCCCAGGGTTCTCGGGTTCTAAAGAAGCTATTTCATCAGCAGTTCGCTTGGGTACGATTATCAACTCAAACCCGGGTATTATATGAACAGAATTTGAAACAAAAACGACGGAGCCTGTCGTTAAAGGTGCCTTTTTTGAAGTTATCCTTTCCATGAGCTGTCTGTGCCCATACACATTGACATCATACCCATCTATGAATATATGAAAAGATGTTTCACCTATGAGATCTAAAAAGGTACTCTTTCTTTGGAAAAGTTCACTATGTATCTCTATACTATTGGAATTATTCAAAACTTTTTCCAAGATGAATGTTTTTCCTACACCAGAAGAGCCGCATAAGAACACGTTCAACCCCTTTTTAACACACTCTTCCAATCTTTGAAGTTCTTTCGTGTGAAGCGTAGGGGTTGGATCTTTTTTTTGTGGAAGTATTTTAACAAAGGCATCCATGTCTGAAGACTTTACTGAACAAGCGCTAGATATTTTTTTAGAAAATGATACACTTCATAAAAAAGTTATTGAACCTATCAAACGAAAGGTATACCCTTATGTTATAAGTATTTTACTCTTTAATCTTATTCTTTTTTTGATGCTGGCTTATCTGACTCATCGAGTATATCTGCTACAACTTTGATATTCTCTAATTCTTTGTTTTTTACACGACGGATACCTTCTATCTCCTTACCCAATTCATGACGCATCTCAGATTCGCTCATAAAGGTTTCTATGGGTTGAATGTGTAATATTTCAGGTTTAAAGAATTCCGAATCTTCAGGAAATTGTTTTTCAAACGCTTGAATGATGAAATATGGTAAAGGTGGAGATTGTTCTATGAGTCGATCATATTCTGCGCGACATGTTTCTATCATAGTCGTCCCGTCTATAGAACGTTCCTCTACAGGCAGAGATAACTCTAATCGAATAGTGCGGGAAAGTTTACCGTATTGGAGTGACGCAACTCTACACCCTTCCATCATTTCATTTATCTTTAAGAATTGCATAATAGTTGCTATGATTCCTGCTATCAGATTCATCGCACCGATTACAGATGGAACCGCGCCTCTCATGTTTTCCGGAAACGAATTCTGTGCAAAATTCGCTGTTCCCGTTATCGTCGAAAGAACGATGACTGGTAATGTAAATCGCATACTCTGTTTTTTGAAGACTAAATACGCATGATTGTGCATGTACCTGTAGCAGGCGGATGCCTCACCCCATGTTTTCAGAATAACTTCTTGCTGAGGATGCCAAAATGGGACAACTTTGGTAGACTTTTTGTTATTCATACTATAAGTTCGATAAATTTCTGAGACTACTATAAATGAAAAAGAAGCTTAACCCTCAAGTCGCGACGTTCATTATAATAGCACTTCTCGCGGCTGTCATGTATCTTCTGATGTACCCTAAAGAAAATATCGTTCAAGTTCAAGTTCCAGTTCCTGTAGAAATGATAGCACCCAGGGAAGTTGTCATGGAACCCGAATTCAGGAACCCACCAATTAAAAAGTATAAACCCGGGCACGTACAGCAGATGGGCGTTCTACTCGGTGATAATAACGAAACACTCCCTCTATACGGGAAAGAGGTTCGAGGTAGACGCGACAGGTATAACTATTATACCGCTACATCTGGGGATCAAATATACCCATTGTCTGTTTCACATAACGAAAGGGATTGTATGGATGATATGGGGTGTGGGGAACTATACGGAAACGAGAGCATCAGTGTCATGGGCAACGACTCAAACTTCCAAGCTAAATTGTACAGAACCGACAATTTTTTTTAACTCGGGTTATATAAATGAACGCCGTAGAGCGCGAAGCTTATAATTTAGAGCAGGCTGTTGACATAAATACGAATTATATAGGACAATCAGCGGTTGCTATAGAAACATATTATAACAGGATAATTGAGGAAGAAACAATCATAAATCAAGTTAATACTGGTATAGGAAGGTTATCTACCCTCGTAGATGACGCGTATAATGACGTGATGGATCAAAATACATCCGTTTCTGACTCTGAAAATTTCGTTCAAGCAATATCGGAAGCTATTGATAAAGCGAAAGGCTATCATGATGTGGGTACACAATCCCAAACTAACATAGGAATATACGAGAGTTGGATTTTAGAAGAATATGATTTGATCAAACAATATGCAGATATTATCGATCAAAAAAAAGGAGAGATGGACGAATTATATAATCGTTATATCATCGCGACGTAAATGTAATACCAAATTTTTTGGATATTAATTTTTTAGCACCTTCCAGGGATGGTTTACTCCACAGCAGCCAGCGAGACCAAAATCCAGCCGTTTTTATCCCCTTTTTACTCCACGTTTCACCCATTCTCCCATGACGAGCTAAATATCTACGCATACGCGAAGGATCTTTATGAATCGTATAATCTGAATATCCTTTCCCTCCAAAATGAATTTTGGATCCATCCTGAAAAATTGCGGTAAACTTTTTTTCAGGGTGTAAACTTTTTATAAGTTTAACCCTCATTATTTTATAAGTAATATAATAATACCATGGCCAAATGGTATAATAATGGATATACGGCTTATGGAAAAAATATTTATTCGGAAACTGGTACGAATAAATTTTATCTCGATACGGGCGGTGAGAGCGGATTTTTATTAGGAACACGAACATGGGGTAATGGTAAATATACATATAATAACGGGACGGGTGTAGTTCGTTTAGAGGATGGAAGTGAAGTATTAAATACGGGAGGGTATAAATCTGGGGGTAGTTCTTGGTCGCCGTCTGATCCAATTACGTATAAAATAGATGCATCTGAAACGGGTAAAGTATTTAGTCTTCCTGCGGATACGCAACGTCTACCAGCAGATGGTTCTTTTGAATTACCAGACGGTACTGTTATATCTGGGAAATCTAAAAAAATGCCAGATGGCAGTTTTAAACAACCTAGTGGAGAGTATAAATTAACTAACACAAGTTCAAATAAAGTTAATGCAAACAAAGCAGGTGTCGATTCGGATGTAAGTACCAAAAACACAACAAAAGATGCGGCAACTACTCAGAAAAATGACGCGGTATCAAAAGTGGAAGATCTCGATATTAAGACGCAAGAATCAACCATGAAAATGAATACAATGAACCGCCGGTACACAGGTGCTGATTTAGCTGCTAAAAATAAAAGACGATTGAGAGGTGATACGGATGGTGAACGTTCAGATATACCAAATAGGTCCGCGGAAGCGAAAGAGAAACGTGTGAAAATGAGTACTGTTGATAAGGTAACAACTCTCGCGGGTTTAGCGGCATTATTCGCTTATTTGCAAGATGAAGAGACTGCATTCGCGACAAGTGGATCGGATTCTAAAAAAGGGTGTGTAATGGCGTGTCTTCCCAAAAATTATACAGATTATCACTATGGAAATATAGCAAAGGAAGATTTAATATATTCCACTTTAGATAATCTTAGGGAAGAATTTAGAGAGTTAGAAGTAGAGGTGGAACAACCATTTTGTACCGAAGAAAATTTTGATTGTATGAATCATTGTATAGCCGCATGCGCAAATAGATATGATACTAAACCAGGTGATGAAGACGAAGAGGAAGAACCTTGGTGGAAAAAATGGTTTCCGGATGTAGACGAAAACTTATTAACATCCGTTATAGTGGCTATATTAGTAGTCATAATAATTGCCTTTTTAATCATGATATTCTCACTTTACTCTTCATAGCTTAAAGAATTTCCATTCTTTATGTATATGATTCTGAGTATAGACGTGGGAATCAGAAATTTGGCTATGTGCCAATTTAATGAAACATCTAACCTAGTCGTAAATTGGGACGTTTCCGGAATACCTCCCGAGCATAAAGATGGTGTATATGTTTCATTAAGAAAGCATTTAGATGAAAGACCCTGGGTTCTCGAATCGGATATCATTTTGATAGAGAAGCAACCCGATCGTAATAAAAAAATGAAAATGGTGGAACACTTTTTACACGCGTATTTTGTCATAAAAGCTCCAAAATCAGAGACGATCATTTACGATGCGAGGTTTAAAATCCCAGATGTAGTGGGTCCCGGGAAAGCGCAATACATGAAACGTAAAAAGGTATCCATAGAAAGATGTGAAGCATTTTTACGTGGGGATGATACGAATAAACATTGGATAGAAACCTTCATGAAGTCTAAGAAGAAGGACGATTTAGCTGATACTGTCATGCAAGCTATAAGTTTCACGAAGCGGGTGGAGCCTAAGAAAAAAGAAAAGGTCGTGAAGAAACTTGTTCCCAGAAAACCTAATGAAAATCAAAAGCGTACTAAATATTCTAAATGTAACCTCGCGTACATATATAAAAATAGTCCCGAGTGTGAATGTCTAGAGAATAATAAAAGATTCATGAAAGATCTCAAGAGGTATTATAGATGCATAGATGATCTGATTAAAGAAATGACCCTTTGATAATTCAAAATGCAAGTAAACGTACTCGACCATGGATTTGTACGACTCGTCGACACTATGCCCAGAGAAAACCTCGACAACTCAATTGTTCAAGCAGCCCGGGTGTCTTATGGAGATGGAACGAAGACTTCTCGCGGAGACACTGGACTTATTCGATACCTGATGCGACACTGGCACACGACACCTTTCGAGATGGTAGAGTTTAAGTTTCACATTAAGATGCCTATTTATATCGCGCGTCAACATCTTCGCCATCGCACCGCGAGTGTAAATGAAATGTCCGCCAGGTATTCGATCGTTCCCAAAGAGTATTACAATCCAGATACCATGCGAGGACAATCTGAGGTGAATCATCAGGGGTCGGAAGGTGAAGTTAGTGTAAGGTCCGAACTATCCGATGCGGGGTCTCAACATCTCGAAAATTCGTTTGATATTTACGAAAAATTACTCGAAGAAGGTGTTTGTAGGGAACAGGCCAGAGGAAATCTTCCACAATCGACGTATACGGAGTTCTATTGGAAGATTAACCTTCATAATCTCATGCATTATCTTCACCTACGAATGGATTCTCACGCCCAGAAGGAAATACAGGATTACGCACGAGCTATGCATGATCTGGTAGAACCACTCGTTCCTATCACGATGAAAGCGTTCATGGATTTCAGAGTAGACGCAATTCAATTAACCGGACCGGAAATTAGGGCTCTTAAACACGGAGAGATCATCAAATCTCCCGGGGAGCGCAGGGAATTTGAAGAAAAGTTAAAACGTTTAAATTTAAATATCGATACAAAGTAAATGCTCGCCATAACAAATACAATGACCGTATTCGCCGCCGACAAGAAAAATAAAGGGTTCAAGAGGCTTAGTAAGAAAATACAAAAGGAACGTGATACTGACGTGGATAAGATCAAAGAGAAGGTCTCTGATATTTTCCGTGATGAACAGAACCGCATGAAGGGGTACCTCGAAGAACATAACAAGCTGATTAAAAAGACCGATAAGCCCAAGAAGAATGGTAAGAAATCT